GTCTCCAATTGGATTCTTTCCTCTTAAGGCATTCATAGCCGCACCTGTAAGTTCAGATTTGAGCATACTTTTTAAATTAGCACCTTTTAAATTCTTGGCACCTCTTAATCCTGTAACTACTGCTCCTGCAATATTGCCTCCGGCTAAATCACTTCCAATACTTCCTACTGCGTCTACTATACCGCCAGGTCCAAGTATACTTGTTGTGCCTCCACCTTGTGGTGTTAAAGGACTAGGTGCAGTATCGTAATGTGTATTACCAAAGTTTCCAGGACCGTCTCCAGCAATAAGGCCTGACTTGTACTTAACAGTTTCAAATTTAACTGTCATTCTGTGCTCTAGTGTTCCTTGTGAATCACTATAGTCATGTTGGTCATGGTCAAAAGTTTCAATGTAAGGATTAACTAACCAGTACTCTGTATATTTCTTTTGATACAAACTGTAAATTTTAATTGCACTAAAGAAGTGCTCAGTATTTCTATCTAGACCCCATTGTTGAGCTCTACTCAACATAGGAGAGTATGTATCTTTATAAGAATAGGTACCTGGTGATTCGTATTGAGGATCGTTATTGTAGTAGGCATAATAGGCATACCACATATTTCTAATTACATCACTATTGTCATCATGGAAAGTAATAGTAACAGGATTATAATTAATCTTGTTATGATGATATCTTTTTCTATTATATTGATTGTGTTCAACTAATTCAAACGAATACTTTGGCAGTTCTACGTTTTTAACTAAAAAACTTGCCTCTGTATTTTCACTTCCACTAAATGTAAATCCCAAGCCAGGGTTAACCTGGAATACTACGTGAAAGAGAAATCTATGTTTGGGTGATAGTCTAAAGTTTCCGTCAACAAATGTTCGCGATGCGTGTCTAAAGTCGCGGACATTATCTCCGGTAGCAAGAGCCTTTAGAAAAGAATTCAACATGGATATACTCCTTAGATTAAAAAAGTATTATCCAGTTACCACCTCACCAATAGTTCTAGCAACTGTTGAACCAACTCCAGCACCTAATGGTGTTTGGACTGCATTGTCAAAACGTACTGACATTGTTATTGTTGCTGGTTCTGAAGTAGCATAGTTCAAATCGTTATAGTTTACGTTTTGAATCATACAACCATATAATTCCCAAGTTTCTAGTGTATTTGGTGCTGATGCTCCGTTACCGCCGTCTAAGATTTCACAACGTGTGATAAATTTGTAGTCGATACCTGATGCCGCAGATGACTGCTCCATCATATCAAACTGTTTCTGTACTTGTTCACCAACAAGTTTTGAAACTTGTCCTGAACTATCATCACGCATATTGACTGTGACAGCCTCCCAAGTATGTTTACCTTGGATGTATACTTTACTGTTATAGATATCTATTGGTAACTCTTCAAAACTTACTGAAGGTCTTGTGAAATCCATAACTTGTTTTGTTAGTTCACTTCTTGGAGTTGAAACACCGAAGTTCTCAAAACTCACACGGAAGCGATACTTTAATTTTGGCATTAACAGACCTTGAGCTGATGCGGATTGATCCGATGCTAAAGGTACTGTAAATTTACTTAATGAACTTACTGACATATTATTTTGCTCCTGCTTCTATATTATTTAGTCGCTTATTTTCCCTGTTATTTCTCAACACTGGTCCTATTAAATAGAACCTGTGTTTTGAATACGAACTGGTATAAAGATAAATTCAACTGCCTTAACAGGTTCAATTGCTATATCAATATATAATTCGTTTCGATCGATACGGTCATTAGTATTGTTTGTTTCGTCACATACTACCAAGTAATCGTAAAGACCACGTTTTGCAACTAAATCATTCATTAATTGCTCAACAACTTGTTTTACTTCATCACGTGTTAACTTATCATTTGGTTCAAATACAAATGGTTTTGTAATTTCTGCCAAACGTTCACGAATATAAGCAGTAAGTCTTGCAACGTTGATTCTATCCAACGCACTTGCCGTAGCCGTTCTTGTTTTGTTACCGTAGTTTAATATTCCATTTCCTGGAAAGAATGCAATTGGGTTTACACTGTTTTCGTATAAAGTATCTCTTAAAGATTCTCTTACGCCAACACTTGTAAATTCACCAGTTGCTTCATCTAAGAAACCTAATCCTGTTGCATTGTCAACAACACCACGTCTTGTACCTGCTGGTGCAAACCATGGGAAACTAGCATCATCTGAACGTATCAGTGTTCTTAACATCATGTGTGATGATGGAACCATAATACTGTTTCCGTTTAAGTCTGTTGTAATACCACTTGGGTAAAATAAACCTAAGTATGTATCAGCAGTTACCAAGCCATCGTCGTTATTATCAGTTGCTAGTGACGAGTTAGTAGCCCAGTTTTGAATGTCTGTGCTATTTGCCGCTAGTCTGAATGGTGCGTCAGCAATGATAAAACCAGTGTTACGTCTGTCATTGTTCAGTGCTACCAAGTTTTGTATCAACTCTGAATATCCAGGTGCTGATAATACGTTAAAGTTTCTTTGCTCTTCACGTAATTCTGCACTTGTATCAAGTGTACTCTTCATAGCCGCTACAACAACACGACGTACTGCATTTCTACCCATAAACGGTGAACCGTCATTTTGTAGTCCTGCTTTACTTACCCAAGCATCCTTCTCAGTTGGTAATGTTTGTCCTGGGAAGTTTGTTGAGTTAAAGTAATCTCTTTTGAACTCTTTAACATTATTACTACTACGTCTTGTATTGAATAATATCATACCACGTGGGTAGTTAGCCGCTAATGGACAGTCTAAGTCAATTACATCATTTGTTAATAATGATTTAATTGTTGGAACTGTTCCTGTGATTACATCTGTTGTTGTATCACCCATGTAACGTGCATCTGCAAAGAGTACGCCATCTTCACTAGTTTGGTCTGTGTTATCTATTAATACCCAAACATCTTCACTGGATACTTGTTCCCAACGATAAATTTTTGGATAATTTTCTAAATCTGAAGTACTAATCCATAGGTCACCATATACTAGTGCAGTACCATCACTTTGTTGTGTTGGTGCAGTTGCACTTACTAATGGTCCATCTGGACTTGTATTAGATAAGTTAAAGCCTCTGGCATCGGTTGTTACGTTCTGGTAACCTTTCCAGTTTGAACCGTTGTGGATCAATATGTCAACTTCATTAGTTACATTGTGATACCATAAACGACCGTTTGCTGGATTAGTTGAAGGTTCAATAGTTCCAGCAGTATATGTTAACTGTTGGAAGTTACTTAAAACCAAGTTTCCAGTTGTGCTACCTTCTCTAACGTAAGTGTTAGCAGTTGTGAAACCCATTTTTGCCAATGGTGTACTGTTAGTGTTAGCAAGTATCATTGTACCACCTAAAGAGTGTGTTAATGTTACTTGACCACCTGTTGAAAGACTAGCAGTTACATAATCAATAGCCGCAGTGTTAATATCATTAACTATTCCTGCGTTTGTGGCTACTGTACAAGTAATTGTAGTTGTAGTCATAGTTGGAGTACCTTTACCTGTAGAAGTAATTGTGAATGCATCACTTACTCCAATACCTGTAGTTGCAGTACCTGTTACTACTGTCTCACCTTTAACTTTTCTTTCATATATTTTGTATAATGCAAATCCACTTGAATTAGTTACTGACTGTACATATACTGTTCCTGCTTCAATGTTTAATCCGCCGCCTATTGAATCTAAACCGTATATTGCGTGTCTTTCACCTTTGTATACATTCACTGTTTTTGCAACAAACTTGCCTAGTGCAGTACTATACTCACTAATATCAAATTTTGCACCGTTATTTGGACTTGTTGTTTTGATCCATACACTTCCTGTTGGCGCTGGAGATGAATCTGAAGTTTTCCAAGTTGGTACTGATGTATGTGGGTCATGTACTACTGAAGGAACATAGTAAGTTCCTGCCGCAATACCTGTATCTGTTAATGCTGATCCTGAAACGTTTGCAACAATAATTTTGCCACTTGCAGTACCTGACGCTCCGTAAATAACAACTTTGTTATTTACAAGTGCCGCGGCTACACCTGTTATAGATGCACCGTTGATATCTGCTACTACTTGAGTAAATGTTGTTCCAGTCATTGATACTGTAGTTCCGTTTAAACTAAACTGAGCACCGATAGTTACACTACCACCTGATGTTGTTCCTGTTATTGTTGGAACTGCATTGTACCAGTCTGATGTTCCAAGTGCTTTCCATCCACCAGCAGTTCTAACACTAACTATATTGTTTGTGTCAGTTGCTTTGATGGCATAGTCACCTGCTTTACCAATACTCGCAATCGGTACATTGCCTGTAATTTGTGAACTATCAGTAATAACTGTTGGTACTTTGTTTGTAAATTTTTGTGTTGATGCATTCCATTCAAAAATACCAAATTTGGATAATGCAGTGTTAAACCAATGTGTACCGTTACTCGGTTTTGCAGTTGGTCTACCTGCTTGTCCTACAAGCTCTCCCATGTCAACGTCTGCTCTAATAACGTATGCTCTGTTACTAGCACCTAACATTGAGTAAGCCGCCATTAAACCATATTCGTTTAATTCGTAGCCATGTAATGGAGTACCTGTTGTACTTTTGTAGAATGTAGGTTCGCCAAATGTAGAAACAAGTTCTCTTTGGGAGCCAATTAAATAAGTTTTTTCTGCATTTATTTTTGCAGTACCACTAGCAGTTCCGCCAGTAGTTGTTGGATCGGATTTGTCCTGAGCCGTAGCAATCACTAACATTGGTACAGTACCTACTGCGGTACTGGCGTATTGTGATTCGTCTACAACCTTTACTTCTATTCCGGGTGAAATAAGCGCCATATTTTTAACCTCGCAAAATTTATTTTCTGTAATTATTTCATATTACAAGTTTGTTATAATATTTAGCAAAAAAACCCAAAAAGGGCTCTTTATAAACCACATTGTTAATCGCCTTTAAAGAGCACCACATAAATACAAATATGAAAACTAGGCCCATTTGCGTTAAATGTAAGAAGAAGCCCTCTGCCATCAATTATAAAAAAGGCGAAAAGGTATACTACCGTCGTATGTGTGATAGTTGCAATCGCAACTTTGTAAGGAAACCTAAGTTAACAGTATGGGCTAAGGCTGGATATAAAAAGAAAACTCAATGTGAAAATTGTGGGTTTAAAGCCAAGTATTATGACCAACTAGAAGTATATTTTATAGATGGAAATCTAATAAACATTAAGCATAGTAATTTAAAAACTGTATGTTTGAATTGTATGACTGAGCTTGGACACTCAGGTTGGAACTCTAAGAAAGGTGATCTAGTACCTGATGTTTAAGGTCTTCTAAGGTTGCATTGTTTTCAATAATAGTATCAAATTTATTATCTTCATTAACCCAACGCCATTCACTAGGGTGTACTTCCGGAAAGACTACACTCATAGAATGTACGTTATTTTGTATAGTATCATAATGATCATTAACACTGATAGCAGTTGCCCACCACAAAGGTTTTTCACCTCTCCGCACTTGCCACACTTTACCATCTAATTCTTGAATTAACTTAATTTCATTAGGAAAACGTACATCTGGTATTACCCAGTTTTTATCAGGATTTTGCAATATTTTTTGCTTAACAAGACTAATCCATATACCATCAAAGAAGCCATCTCTCATACATTCAGTTCCAAATTCTTGTAACACTAAACGTGGAGTTATTTTACGACCAGTCTCTTTTGACCAATATTCGTCTTCTTGTTCTCTCCATTTTCTGCTCTTATCTGTATCACCTTCAAGCATGGATCTGTCCCAATCGAATACAACAGAGACTCCATCTTTTAGTTTATCAGCAAAACTAATTTTAGAGAAGTTATGTTCTTTAACTAATAAGTCTGCAACTGTTCCTTTACCAGACCCTATTAATCCGCAAATTCCTACTATCATATTATTATATTACTTTAAAAGAAGTGTTTTGTCAAGAACTTTAGCCAATTACCCAAGTCAAAGGCATTTGACTATCAGTGTAATTGTACAAGTCTTGTTCAAGTTTTTCTAACTCTGCTTGTGCTTCTGCCTTAAGAGCATCACCATTTAAGGAAGTTCCGCCCTGTGGACCAGCAATAGTGGCAAATTTTGATCTTGCTTCACCTAGCATAAACTTACAACGTGCAAGTGTGTAATCATACATCCAGTTTTTACAACGTGTGTCTACTAACAATGTTACGTCTGGTTTTTCATTATACATCCAAAGCAAAATATTTTCCCCAGATGCTCTAACTTTTCTAATAATTGTTAGTTTTTTACTTACTGGTTCAAATGTAAAGTTGATATATCCACCAAACATACGAGCAGTTAACTCTTGATATTGTGTAAACATTTCGTAAGTAGCAAGTCCACCGAGTCTACCTGCTTGTAACAAATATGTGTTTACATATCCTGCTTCAAACGGTTCAAACAAAGTTCCTGTATTTGCACCTGTACCACCTGTACTTCTACGAAATACCTCTCTAACCATTTGTACTTGGTTAGGCAACGTATACTCATTTTGATCTGCTACTAGTTCTAAGAACCCGTAACTCTCTTCTACTGCATTAGAACTTTTTTGTCTATATACATCAAATGATTTTTGTAATGCTATTTCGTAATGTTGTGGGTCTAATTCAACTTCGACCATGCCTCCACCAAGACTGGCTTTTACATATTCGAATACTTTGTTTTTTTCTGTTGCTAAATCCGCCATGAGATACAATCCTTATTATATACTATTTATTAATTTTCAGCAGGATTGTCTGTTCATTGATTCTGCCATTTAACTTGGTTTCTACTGCATTAATAGTATCCATATACTTCTTTAATAGTACTTTACCTGAGTTTTTAAAGGCATCTATTTGGTCTTTAGGCTTTCTTAATGTCTTTTGTATGCTAGTACCATTAAAACCTGTGATAGTAGTACCTTTAACACTCAATCCTGATCCTTCACGTTGTTGTCCAGTGGGATCAATATTTGTTGCTATATACTTTCCAATCTTACGAGTTTTGGTATTGTATACCCACAACTCACTAGATCCAGGTATTTCTATTGGATTAGCACTAACTAAACCTAAAGCAGAATCTTCTTTTTGAAACTTTAGTTTTGCTATTAGTTTTTCTTTTGCGACAGGTTTACGTTTTCTTGGCTTACGATTTTGTTTACCAGATTCGATTAACATATTACAAGCCTGATCAATTTGAGAATATATGTCAAGCCACTTTTTCTGTCCTTTAGGTGATATATTACTGTATGCTTCTATTAGTTGATCATAAGCATCATTGTCTTCTAACTTTGGTCCAGTGAGTTCGTTCATTTCATCTAAATTAGGTTTGTAATGCTCTTTAATAATTTTTGCATGGGCAGGTTTAGCCTGTTGTTTGCGAAATATACTTAATGCATTAAACTTCTTCATGTCAAATTTTTCGATATCTTGCATGGCTTCGTCAATAAAATTTTCTACTTCATGTGTAAGGTTTATAGCAGATATTTTTAATCTGTCTTGTATTGAAAGTGTTGGTCCACCAACATACTTGACTTGCTTTTCAACTTCAAAGCCTTTTTTCTTTAATCTCTCTTTGCCATAGCCAATTGCTTCATCTATGTACTTTCTCGCAAAATCTTCTGGATTTGATTGACCACCACTTACACCTGGCAACGTTTCTAAATATTTGTCGTAGTCAGGATGATGTGTGGGCATTCCTCTTAACAACGAACAACAAACAGAAGAAACTGCTATGTTGGTTCTCCAGTCCTCTGCCGCCTTGA